TTTGAGGAAGTATAACATTGTGCAGGATATCTACTTTCCCTTTTTAAAAAGAATTTACATTCAGGCAGTTTATTGTAAAAATATTTCGCATTATATTCTTTATACCATTTCTTTAATTCTTCAATCTTTGGGTTGTGTGAGGCTTCCCCATCTATATAATACCTTCCGTTAATTTTTTCTACTTTGCATTTATTATTCATCTGTATAAACATTATCTATTATAATAAAATATAAAGGAGACAGCTTAAACTATCTCCTTTTTTGTTTTTTTAAACATATTTCATATATAAGTCTCTTTTTGCGAGCATCTCTTCAACATAGTCAAGTGAATCACCATATTGTATAACTAAACGTGGTTCGGGATATTCTTCATAACCTGAAATGTCTTCATAAGCTAATGCTGCAATGTTATCTTTAATGTCCATAAAAGATACACAACAATTATCTTGACCTAATGTAAGTTTAATGTCAGTGCGTAATTCTTTTACATAGTCATAATCATCTTGTGAAGGCCTTGTATCGGCTTCATTGCACACAGGAACTTCATTCCAATTTTCAACCCAAACAGAGTCAGGATCTTCACTAATCAGAAACTCATATACATAATTTCCATCGTTATCTTGCCCAATCTTTTGGACATAGATAACAGATAAATTTGAAGTGTCGATTTTCTCTTCCATATTATTTTTCATTTTCCTTTTTAATTGTTTCATTAAGGATTCTTTGTTTTTCCATTACTGTTTGATACATGTGTTCAGAAACAGAATCGGTAAACAATTGGTAAATGCATTCTACATCATCTGTGGACGTTAAACGATAGATTCTATCCTCTGCTTGTGCGTTGTCAGCATATACCCAACTATAACTATTAAAGATTAGAGTATGTGCAGCAGTAAGGCTTAAACCAACGGATGCAGCGACAATATTACCGACAAACACCTTAACTTTTGGATTATTTTGAAATGTGTCAAATGCGTGGTCTTTTGCCTTTGAAGTCATTTTGCCATCATATGTAACACACTTTGCACCGTAATATTCTTTGAATTTCTTTAATTCATCAGTAAAGGTACACATAACAACAACTTTTTCACCATCCTCAATTTTTTCATCTACAAGTTTAATTGTATTTTCAACCATTTGATTGGCCAAAAATTGTCGTACAAGCATTCCTTCAACTAATTGTCTATAATCCTCATTGGTTTCATCACCAATTTCAGATTGTGCACTAATGTATTCATCCCATAGTCGGTTATATTCTTCCATCTGCTTAGGTGATAAATCATAATATCGTGTAGAAACGGTCTTATTTACCATATCAGCCATATCTTTTAGTTCTCTACGGATATATAGGTGTTTTACCTTCTCTTTTAACTCATCTAAGTTGGTGGCTTCTGTTGGTAATAGAAGTTCTTTACCCCTAAATGTTCTTTTCTTAGCACCACAATAACGTCTCATATAGTACATGTAGTCTTTTGTTATATTCGCATCTAATAACTTTAGAACATTATAGAATCTAACAGTGTCTTTAGTAATAGGAGTACCTGTTAATAGAAATACATTATGTATTCTTGACTTTTTCAAGAAGTCCTCAATTACTTGGTATCGTTTAGCCTTTGGATTTGATAGTTTGTGTGCCTCATCAATGATTACACAATCAAACTCTTCTAAGAATAATGGGCTGTTCTTTAATGCATTCTTAATGTCTTCTTTTTTACGGCTTTTTTTCATTTTATATTCAAGTTGGCCGTTAGATTTATTACGTATAGTAATTGGGACTTTAACTCTTGTTCGAGAACCATCGTTATTAACGAGTTCTTTCCATTCATAAGCAACCTCTTCAGCAACTTCATAGAATCTTTGGACAATATCATAATTTACGATTGTAAATTTATAATTTGATTGCCAATCAGAACCATTAATAACTTGAATGTTATTTTTTGGTTCAAAGATTTCAATTTCCTTTCTCCAAGTTGTTTTCAACGAAGCAGTCGTAATAACTAAAATCTTTTTGAAGCCACCCAAAATGGAAGCACTAATTGAAGTTGTTGTGTTGTGCGTCACAATGTAGTTATTTGTCAAATAACTTTCATCGGGTGAATCAACTTTAATACACATTGCATCAGCCTTTTTAATCAGTTTTACCGACTTTATTGATTTAATCAAATCTTCTTCATATGATTTATCATTTTTATATTTTTCAATTTTACTTTGTTCCTTAAATGGGCAAAAATTTATTTGTATGTAAACATGATATACAATATTTTCACCAATGGATGATTCATTTACAGTGGCTAAACCACCAAGGGATTGTACTAACATACAAACGTCTTCTGCAAATTTCTTAGAAAATGTTGGGTAGCAAGGTTTATTGTTTTCTTTTGCAATATAACCATTAGAGTCCATTAAACCTGTTAATAATTCTTTTCTATTTTCAATAGAATCAATCAAATATTCATTAGAAATTAAAAAACTTAATTCTTTTCTACCACGGTTTACATTAGAAATTTCCTTTCCTTTTGAATATGGGTCAGTGAAAACATGTTTTTGCTCTTTATATTCTACAGGCTTGGTTATTGGTATTCTGAATTTATAGCCATCAGTCTTACCATCTATTCCAATCCCTTGTGAAATAATCTCCTCTAACGACATTACTTTCCACTCATCACTTCCTTTTGTTTGTACAATCCATAAATGCTCTAAACCACAATTAGTTTTAGTCCCATCACTGAATTCAACTTCGTAGATGTCTTTTTGTTTGTGTGGGAAAACCTGCAAAACATTATGTTCTTTTCCATCACTTCCAAAAATTTTATCACCAACTTTCAAATCCCCAAAACGTACAAAACCATTTGGTGTGGGAGTGGGAGTGTCTAATTCTTGAAGTTTTCCAAGACCCATACTATCAGCTAAGATGCATTTTTTGTTGGCCAATAGAAATTTAACCCCCTCTTTTTGGTGTTCTTTAAGAGGTCTTTTATTATCAACACTTGTGAAGTCTACTTCATATGTTTTCCAATCAACATCTTCCAACTCGTTCAATATAGAATTTTTGCTTATATACATCAATTGAGATGGGATGCTTTGGCGATATTGAACATAGCAATGAAGGCTATTACCCATTTCACCAATAACGGTTGAAATTCTAATTTTTTGTGGTGTAAAATCCAATTGATATTTATCTTGTAATTTCAAACCTAATTCACCTGTTATCTTCACTGTTTTATCAACGATATATGGTTCAAAATCATAGTTTGTTAAAATATATTCAACATCAAAATCAGTTAGAATGCATTGACCGACAGAATAGAGTTTTTGAAGGTAGATAATTCTGTTATTTCTACCTTTATACTCCTTCAAAATGTCGTATGCTTTATCTATATTATTTTTATTACTCATTGATATTTATAAAATATATTAAATTATTACTAGTATCTAGTAATATCTAGATCTAGTAATATTATTATTTATATATATTATACTACTCAAATTGATAAAAAACAAATATTCATTTCAAAATGAACAATAATGGAAATATAACACCAATAAATCGGAATAATTTATTTTATTCCGAAGAAGATTTTGGTTTTGAAACAGATTTGATTGAAGGTTATCTTGAAGAAGATATAAATCAGACTGTTGTTGTGTATGAGGTTGATCGAAAACGAACAAATATCAATGATGCTTACAAAGAGGCGAAAAAAGATACAATACGTTTCAAGCCTCCAAAGGAAGTTCCATGTATGTTTGAAATTGAGGATGCTCAGCTAAATGCATTTGATTCACAGTCTAATACAGGTACTTATCAAGTTAGTGGTAACTTGAAATTATACATAATGCCAAAGACATTAGAAAAGTTCAAATGTGATATTAAACGAGGCGATTACGTTGCAATCCAAATTGATACAAATAAGATGTCGTATTTCACTGTCACTGATGATGGTAAGGTGAATAATAGCAACAAAAATATAATTGGTGCATATAAGGTGGGATGGAGAGTTATTAGTGCTTCACCTGCACAAGAATTTAACGGAAAATAATAAAATGAGAAGCACACAACCAAAAAAGAATTTAACCTTTGTAAATCTTAAGAAAAAAGAAACAAATGGGAATCTGATAAGAAAAAGTTATGCACAAGATATTGTGCATAAAGCACCTATATATCCAAAACCATTAGAATATGTTGATATTGATAATGCATTTAAGGAGTTTGTTGAGAAGGATTTAGGGCTGACGATTAATGGGAAGGATGTGCCAACATTTACGTTGTTTAGTAATCAAAGATTTTCAGAATATAGTCAAACTTGGGAACATTCTGATGAAGATGGAAACTTAATACTTAATTTTAAGACAATAAATAGAACTACAAATCCACAAGGTGGTGAAAACCAAGGTAGCCTTTGGAATATTCCCGGTGAAAGATTCTATACAATTTTACAACGTTCTGTTTTAGAAGATAATGGTACTGAATCAATTGAAGTATATTCAATGAAACAACCATACGCAGTAACGTTAGAATATCGTATAAGTTTTATTACAGATTTATTTGAAAATCTAACAACCTTTAATGAATTAGCTAATGACTTATTTAAGTCAAGACAGTTTTATATCAGACCAAATAATCACTATATACCATTGATTTTAGAAAGTGTAGATGATGAGAGTAAATACAGTGTAAGTGATTATCGATTTTATGTTCAAACATTAAAGATTAAGGCCTTAGCTTATATAATTCATGAAGAAGACATTAAGGTTGAGAAATTCCCAAAGAGACTTAACGTTGGCTTTGTCGGTGAAAAGAAAAAACCAAAGGTGGATATTGATATAGAAGATGATTTAGAAAACCAAAAAATAAAACTATCCTTAAACTTTAAAGAGTGGAATGATAAAGCCGAATTTGTGATTGATACTGATATGTACATTCAAGATGTTGTTAGAGATAATGTTAGGGCAATGCGCATTTTTGTTAATGATACTCCAACATATTGGGATAAAGGGTTTAGAGTGAATAATGGTGACAGAATTAGAATTAGAATATCACAGTTTGATGTAAAAGATAAAGCGAGTGTAATATTTAACGGAATAAACCCAAGTTATACTTTTAATCCAAATTATGTGCCTGAGGATGTATCCGAAGAACCAACAAAGTATCAAGACATTGAAATAGAATGAATTTAATGTTATTTTTAAATAAAAAATAATATGAATATTTCTATATTTGAAGTGTTTGAATTGAATAGAGTTTTACATAAATTGCTTGAACAGCAATCTTCATATAATATTCAAATAGCTTTTAAAATTCATACTTTAATAAAGTGGTTAGATGAAACAGAAAAGTTTATTTTTGAACGTCTTAAAGCAGTGTTTGGTGAAGTAGAAATAGACATGAATAATCCGTTATATGCAGCGTTTTTATCTTCTCAAATACCGTTTGTTGATACGTCTTTAACAGTCGCTGATTTATTAGAAACAAATGATGATGTAATGGTAGATGTTAAAGATGTTGATATACTTGAAAAAATGTTGTATAAAACAGATAGTTAAGGTATTCTCTGTTTTTTTGTGATATTTATATTAAGAAAATAATATAAAATAATATTTGACATAAAATGGCAGATAAAAAAACTTTAAAGAGAGTTCACTCAACGCCTGGTGTTTATTTCTCTGAAATGGAATTGACATATGCACAAAAGTCGTTAGGTATTACTCGTTTGGGTGTTGCAGGTGAGACACAAAAAGGTCCTGCATTTCAACCAATTGAGGTTAGCGATTGGGCACAATTCCAAACATTCTTCGGAGGTACGAATACAGAGAAGTTCCGTGGTAGTCAATATCCAAAGTATGAACTCCCTTATATTGCAAAAGAATATCTTTCGCAATCACAGCAGTTACAAGTTTGTCGTGTATTAGGCCTTTCAGGTGTTAATGCAGGTGCTGCTTGGTGCATTACGGCATATGATGATAAGGCAACTAAACAAGATACACAATATACAAAGGATAGACCTCTTGTTATTGCCGTAATTCGTTCGCGTGGTGAACATGTTAAGGCTGCTTTTAAGAGAAAGGCTGATCCTGATGCAGGTATTTGTAATGATGTTTATGATTATGATGGTATCAACTATTACGCAAGAAACGTAAAGATTCGTCCAAGTGACTCACTTGATTACCTTGATGATTGTAATCCTTCTTTCAATAAGAAAAAGGGTGTGTTGACAATTAATCCTAATAACTATGGTATCTTTACTTTGGAAGTAGAAACAAGCCGTAAGGATTCCAAAGGTGATTATGAAACTGTATTCTATTCTGTTTCATTAAACCCTGGTGATAAGAACTATATCATTAATGTATTAGGTCAAGATCCTGAGGTAGGTGAAAGCGAAATTTATGTTGAAGAACTATACGACATCGCATTAGAACAGTTGATTAAACGAGGTGAAATTAATGCTCTTGCAGAAATTAAAGAGGAAAAGGGTAAATATGTATCAACTGACCTTGTTAGCTATCCTGAAATTAAAGTAATTCCTAATCATAAAGCTGTTGATGCTATTCTTACTCTTAATAATACTACGTTAACTCGTAGACATGTTGGTAAGCGTTTCTTATTTAGTAATAGTGAATCTGTAAATCCGCTTGATAACAAACCGTTGAAGGTACATAAATCTTCAGATAAGGGTTCGACTTGGGTTGAAGCTGATGGTGAAGTGGGTCACATTTATACTGTTGTTGCTCATACGAGACCTGATGGTAAACGTGAATATTTGTATGGTGAGTATGTAAAAAATGAAAACGACATTGAAGAAACAAAATATGTGCCTGAGTTCTTAAGTTCAGAACACAAACTTGATGTTGATGATGTACATGTATTTAAGGATGCTGTGGAGGTAATTGAGGATAGATTATATTATGTCTATCGTAAGTCTGAGAAATTAGGTATTGATGACGTAGTTCCGATTACTCTTGATATGAACAATTATAAAGAACAGTATCGTTATGCTTCAACTCCTTGGATTGTATCTGAAATGAAGGGTTCTGCGACTGAGGTTGAACTTACAAAGTTGTTCCGTTTCCATACAATTTCTGATGGTAATACAGCAAATACTGAGGTTAAGGTGTCTATTGAGAATATTGACCCTGCACATGGAACTTTTGATGTGTTGGTTCGTGATTACAATGACTCTGATAGTGCAATTTCAACCTTAGAAAAATATAAGGGTTGTGACCTTATTCCTGGTTCTCCTAACTATATTGCATATAGAATTGGTTCTACTGATGAAAATTATGCAACTAAGTCTAAGTACATTACTGTTGAGGTTAATGAGACTGACAAAACAAAGATTTCTGTACCCGCAGGGTTCTTAGGTTATCCTGTACGTCATTTCAATGGCTATGCAATTACAGGAAAAAATCTTGGTGAAGACTTTGTTGAAACACAAGTAAATGTACATAAACCATATCTTGAATACAATACAAATATTGATAGTAACTTGCGTTTAAATAAACAATATTTTGGTTTATCTGATATTGTTGGTATTGACCCTGATATTTTCAAGTATAAAGGTGTAGAGGCTTATAATGATATTCCTGATTCATTAACTCCTGGCTTCCACTTAGATGCTCGTATTTTTGAAGGTATTCCTGATGAAGAAAATCGTGTTAAACCACCGTATAAAACGGGTTCTGCCGAACCTCAGAAGGTTACAGTTGATGGTATTTCAGGCTATCAGTGGGTAACGGTTGCCGCAGGTAATACTCTTGATTTATTTGGTATTGAACCACGTTTTGGAGAAGAAGAAACAATGTTGAATACTATCTATGAAGACAAACGTAATCGTAAATTCACACTATGCTTCTATGGTGGATGGGATGGTTGGGATTACTATCGTACAACAAGAAGTAATACAGATGATTTCGTTTATCGTAGATATCGTGGCAAACTTGATTCTGTTAGTGGTGAGGGTGTAAGTTTCAATGTAATCCGTGACCCAGAGGCTTATGGTTTTGAGAAAAATTCTAAGAACTTGACTTCTGACTATTATGCATACCTTTCTGCTATTCGTATGTTTGCAAATCCTAAGACTATTGATATTAACCACTTGGCAACCCCTGGTATTGACTATGTAAATAATAGACTTCTTGTTGGCGAAGTAATTGAAATGGTTGAAGAGGAACGTGGAGATTCTATCTACGTTGTTACGACGCCTGATAAACCCGCAGGTGCAGGTGATAGTGTTATTGAGATGTTTACTCCATCTGATGCTGTCGATAATCTTGATGATACTGATATTGATAGTAGCTATGTATGTTCTTCCTATCCATGGAATAAGTACTTTGATGCTTCTAATAGTCAATATATCTATTTGCCACCTACAAAGGATATGGTTAGAAACTTCGCTTACACAGATAATGTTAAGTTCCCTTGGTATGCTGCTGTAGGTTGGAATCGTGGTACTGTCAATGCAATTGCTCCTAAGAAGGCACTTAAATTGGGTGAACAAGATGAACTCTATACAGGCCGTTTGAACTTTACAAACACATTTGCACAAGATGGCTTACGCTTATGGGGTGATAAGAACTTCCAAAGACATGAAAGTCCTATGAATAGAATTTCACACCGTCGTGCTTTGAATCGTATTAAATCACTTCTTAGTAAGGCTTGTGTTGGTTTGATTTTCGACCCTAATGACCAATCAATGGGAAAATCTCTTGAATCAGCTATTAAACCTGTACTTGACAATGTCAAAGATAATAAAGGTTTGATTGATTACAAGATTGTAATTGATGATTCAGTAGAAACTCGTGAACGTCTTGAGTTGAATGCTCAATTGTTCTTGAAGTTGATGCCAAACTTGGAGTATATCAACATTACGTTGGCTGTTCTTCCAAGTGGAATGCAAATTTCAGATGTTTAATAAAAATAACAATATTTAAAAAAGGGAGTCTTAAAGGCTCTCTTTTTTTATTTGTGTAATATTTATTGTTATATAATTTAGATTAATAATATGAGTAAGAAAAATAATCCAATTAAAGAACTTACTGCAATGTTGGCTGAAAATAAAATTAAGCAAAAGAAAAAACCATTGTTAGAGGGGTATTTATCTGAGGAAGATTTCGACGAACCAATGATTTCACAAGGAGAAGAAGATTATGGCATGGATAGTGGAGAAGGAGATGCTATGGCAATGGAAAAGGGTATTCTTCCAATTAAGAATGAAATTGACAATATCCGCCAAATTGCACTTAAGACAATTGCTCGTTTAGCAGAAGACCCAACATCAGAATCTTATCAGATGATGAAAAAGATTTGGATGATGTGTGATAAAGCTATTGAATCAGCACTTCAAACAGATGATAATAACAATACAAGATAATATTTTACGTAAAATAAAAATTAATATACAATAAACATGTCAGACTTACTTATTAAGGCTCCTATTGAATATGAGCCACTTAGAAAAAACAGATTCTTATTGCGTTTCCCTTCTGACTTGGGAATACAAGAGTGGTGGGTTTCTAACGCAGCAAGACCAACAATTACGATGGGCGAAACTGAGATTCAGTTCCTTAATACCTCCACTTGGGTCGTTGGTCGTTACATTTGGGAACAAATTAGTGTTACACTCCGAGACCCAATCGGGCCTTCTGCTTCTCAGGCAGTAATGGAATGGGTTCGCCTTGCCTCTGAGTCTGTAACAGGCCGTCAAGGTTATGCTGTTGCATATAAGAGAGACCTTGTTCTTGAGATGCTTGACCCAACAGGTACTGCTGTTTCACAGTGGATCATCAAGAACGCTATGCCAGTAACTGTAAACTTCGGAGATTTGGCCTATGACGATGATGGTTTATCAACAATTGAAATCACAATTCGTCCGGATTATTGTATCCTAAGTTTCTGATTTTCAATTAGTTACAAAAAATTAATAGCACTAACATTAATTTGTTGGTGCTTTTTATTTGTTATTTTTGTGATTTTGGAGTATAATTATTATAGACAATGCGTTGGACACAACCCATTATTAGATAATAAGTAGTGCATTATTAATAATCCAAACACATATTATGATGAATATAATTAATAGATTTAAAGAGGTTCATGGTGACAAGTATGACTACCGAAATGTTATTTACACGAAAATGATTAATAAAGTAGAAATCATATGTCATGAACACGGAAGTTTTTATCAAACCCCACATTCCCATCTTAAAGGTCAAGGATGCCCTGAATGTGCAAAAGTTAATAGAGCAAAAAAAAGAACAAATACAAGTGATAATTTTATCAAGAAATCAAAAGAGATACATGGAGAAAAATACGATTATTCCAAGGTAGAGTATCTAAATAATCGTACAAAAGTTTGTATCATTTGTCCTGAGCATG